CGAACCAACGGATGCGGCCGACGATGTGGATCTCGTCGGCCGTTCTTTCGTATTCGGGGTAGTGCTTGTTGTCCGAAATCACCCGGACTGCCGGTGGGTCACTGTTGGGGATGTGCTCCAGCCGCTTCGCCACCAGCCCCAGTCCATCGTCGAGTACGAAGATCCCCGGCGGGTTCGGGGCCCGCTGGTTGAGATCGACAAGCACGGTATCCCCGTCCAGCAATGTGGGCGTCATGCTGTCCCCTTCGACATGCATGATGCGCAGCTGTGACGGGCTCGCCTTGAGGCTGCCTTTGATCCAGGACCGGCGGAAGTGATACGGACGGCCCGGCGCCTCGTGATCCTCGGCCACGACCGCACCGCCGCCCATCGAGGGCCGCGGGCTGGCATGCGCGATTGCCACGAAGGCCTCGTCGGGCTTTTCAATAAAGGGCGACGCCCCCTCGACCTCACCGATGCCATGTAGCAGCCACTCCCGCTCGACTTTCAGCACCCGCGCAACTTCGGCCAGCTTGCCGATGCCGGGACGTGCCGACCGGCCGCGCAGGATGTCGTAGATGAAGGAACGGTTCACACCGGCCATTTCGGCGACATGAGCGGGGCTGAGGCCAAGCTGCTGTGCTCGGGCGCGAAGGCGGTCGGATAGCGTGTGATGCTCGGTCATGTTCCCACCGGCTCATGGATGATGTTGGACAGAACAGGATTGATGGGCTCCCGTCAAGCCAATAGGAACGCATAGTGAACATCTGGCAAGAGATTCGTCGAGAGGGGACGCGCGTGAACATCGACAAGACCTATTTCACGCTCCCCGAGATCCTTGAGCGATGGCAGATCAGCGAGGCAGACCTGACCTACCTGGCCGAGAACGATCGGCTGCGCCTTTCGGTGCGCGTCTTCGAGGCCCCGGTCGAGTTCGGTCATTATGAGAGTTTGGCCGAAGGCGAGCGGCGCCGCGTGACTTGGGAGCAGGTGAGCTATAGCGGCTTGCTCGATCTGCATGCGCGCGATGTCTTTCAGCTGTTCCGCTGCGGCGAGATCCATCTGAGCAATTTTCGCACGCCGCGCGCGGATTACGCCGCGCTCCAAGGCGATGCCCAGCCGGTCTTCGTGATGATCGGGGACCTTCTGCTGCGGCGTGCGGAGCGCGACCGGTTCGAGGTCGAGAGCGGCTTCGCTACGGGCGGGCAGAGAGCCAAGGCGCCGAACTTCATGCATTCGGCCGGCTACCAGGAGGTTCGCTGCGACGGTCACCGGTTCAAGCTGGGCCCGATCCAGGCGGAGGTGATCCGGGCGCTGCACGCAGCGGCGCTGGCGGGCGAGCCATGGCAGAGCGGCAAGGCGATCCTGTCGGGCGCCGGCTCAAAGAGCCTGCGCATGGCCGATGTCTTCAAGTCGCAGGAGAACTGGCGACAGCTCGTCCGCTCCGACCGCCGTGGCGGATACCGCCTCAACCTCGGCTGATTTGCCTGCGCCGCACTCAGCGGCAGGGGATGGTGAGGGGGATGAGCGGGGGATGGAAGGGGATCAGATGGCGCCTCAAGCGCACAGAGCCCTGTCCCATATGGACGTTCTGATCCCCCTCCGCATCCCCCGCAAATCCTGACGACATCCCACACTTCAATCCGGCAATGTCTCCTCAACGACGCATGAGAGGAGACCCCGATGTTGCAGACACAGAACTTGAACCAGAAGGAGCTGGCGCGGCGCTGGGGGATCTCCCACCGGACGCTGGAACGCTGGCGTTACGCCGGCAAAGGTCCGGCATATCTCAAGCTGGGCGGACGCGTGCTCTACCGGCTGGCCGACATCGCGGAGTTCGAAGAAAGCCAGCTTCAGCGGGCGGTACGGATCAGCGAGGCCGTCGCCCGGACCGGGCAATCGCCGCGACAACTGACAGTCGATCCCACGCGAGCCCCCTGCCCCACCGTCCCGCTGCGGCGGTCGCTGCGGGCATGTTGATGGCGGCCGCAAACCAAAGTGGACGGCACATCGCCGTGCTGCGCCTGACAGATATCGAACTCTACGCCTGGATTGCACAGGCAAAGGCTGGCGCATGGCTGGAATACCACCGCGGCTTTCTCGGGATCGATGTCACGCCGGGGATCTCGCTTCTGCCGGAGCCGGAGCGACGCCGGCTGGCGGATCTCGGACAGGCAGCGCTCGGCGCCTTCGAGAAGGGACTGGTGCATCTCGCACAGACGCGCGTGGGGGCCAACCGGTTCGCCTATCTCGCCATCGCGCGCCCCAGGCCCGGAGCCTCCGCTGTCTCACTGTCCGAGCTGCTGCTCAACGAGCTGCAGGCCGCGTGATGACCGCCTTCCAGTCCTTCTTTGCCGATCATGGAGACCTCTACATGCCCTACCCCGACAACGCCCCCTCCCCCGACGATTTGCCAGCGCTGAACGTCGCCGAGATCGCCGCCCTTCCGGTCGAGTTGCTGGCCATCCTGCAGCGCGAGATCGACGCGCGCCTGAAGCGCGACAAAGCCGCCAAGGCGCGGTTCGATGCCGCACTGGCCGTCCGCTACGCCACCCGCACCGCCGAGGAGCGACACGCCGCGGACAAGGACACCGGCACGGTTCGCTTCGATGACGGCGATTTCACCGTGGTCGCCGACCTGCCGAAACGGGTCGATTGGGATCAGGACCGCCTCGCCGCGATGGTCGCGCGCATCCGCGCCGCCGGAGACGATCCCGCGCAGTACGTCGACATCGCCTTCAAGGTGCCGGAGCGCAGATACGCAGCTTGGCCCGACGCGATCCGGGCCGGTTTCGAGCCCGCGCGCACCGTACGGCCCGGCACGCTCAAGGTCACGCTCGAGCCGAACGAGGCCGCGCAATGACAGCGCTGGCCCATATTCCCAACCCCGCCAAAGATCTGCCGAGCCTGATCGAGCGCGCCGCGACGATGCTGTCGGGCGCCAAGACAGCCGCGGAGGTTCTGGAAGCGCGCGAGGCGGCAGGACTGGCCTACGATGTGGCCAAACGCGCAGCACGCATGAAGAGCGCCAAGGCCGCGCATGATGATCTGGTCGCCGCCGCACACCGTGCCCAGGCCGACGCGCTGGAGATCGAGGCCGCTGCGAAGCGCCGTCTTGCTGACGAATACGATGCGGCTCAGGCCCGCGGTGACGTCATGGGCCGCGCGCGGAGCTGCGTTGGAGAAGACAACGCACCTGCCACCGCCGCCGATCTCGGCCTGCGCCGCGACCAGATCCACGAAGCCCGTCAGCTCCGCGATGCCGAGACAAACGATCCGGGCATCGTCCGCCGCACGCTCGACGAGCGGCTCGAGCGTGGCGAGGAACCGAACCGCACCGCCCTGCGCAAGATGGTCACGGATGCCGCCATGCGGGGACTGCGCCCTCAGCGCAAGCCCACCCGCCGGAACCCGCTCTATGTCCCGCCGACGCCGGCGCAAGCGGCCTGGCAGCATGTGACCGGCACGTTCCGTGCCTTTGCCGAATGGGCCACGGACGAGAACCTCGCTCTGGCGCGGCAAGGCATGCGCGAGGCGCAGGACGCCCCGTTTCACGACCTCGATGCCAGGGCCATCGCCGAGGGGTCGGCAGCTTTTACAACAATCAAGGAGTGGATCGATGCTCGATAGCCGATCAGCGGCTTTTGCCGAACGGATCACCGAGGCCGACCGGCTGGATGCGCTGTTTGCGGCGGTCACAGCGGGATCGACCGATGCTCCGCCGACGATTTCTCATCCCTCCATGCAGCAGCCAGAAGGAGTCCACTGATGGCCATTTCTCTCGCATCCCTGCGCACGACCTCGACGCTGACGCCTCCGCGTATCCTGATCCACGGCGTTGCTGGTGTCGGCAAATCCACCTTCGCGGCTGACGCGGACAGGCCCGTGTTCGTGATGACCGAGGATGGTCTTGGCAAGCTGCAGGTCCCGCATTTTCCGTTGGCGACCAGCTATGCCGAGGTGGCGGAGGCGCTCGACGCACTGCTGGATGAGGACCACGATTTCGGGACTGTCGTCGTTGACAGCGTCGACTGGCTGGAGCCGCTGATCTGGGCCGAAGCCTGCAAGCGCAATGGCTGGCAATCGATCGAAACCCCCGGTTTCGGCAAGGGCTATGCCGAGGCGCTGACCGTCTGGCGCGAATATCTCGACAAGCTGAATGCACTGCGCGACCGGAAGGGCATGGTGGTCATCCAGATTGCCCATACCGACATCAAGCGTTTCGACAGCCCCGAGCACGAGCCCTACGACCGGTATGTCATCAAGTTGCAGACCCGCGCCTCGGCGCTGCTGCAGGAGCACTCCGACGTGGTGCTTTTCGCCAATTACCAGATCTCGGTCGCCAAATCCGATGTCGGCTTCAACAAGAAGGTAACCCGGGCGCTCGGGTCCGGTGCGCGCGTCATGCACACCGAAGAGCGCCCCGCCTTCCTCGCCAAGAACCGCTACGGCCTGCCGGACACGCTCGAGCTCAGCTGGGCCGAGTTTCTCGCGGCCATGCCCCAACCCGAATGATCCAGACCTGAAAGGACAAGACCATGGCACGTTTCGATACGTCTTTTGACGCCACCAGCATCGAGCCCACCACCGCCTACGAGCTGCTGCCCGCCGGCAAATACCGCGCCCAAATCGTCGAAAGCGAGATGCGCGTCACGCGCAACGGCATGGGCCAATTTCTCTGGTTGATGCTCGACATCCTCGACGGGGAACACAAGGGCCGGAAGATCTTCGATCAGCTCAACCTGGTGAACCCGAACCCGACCACGGTCGAGATCGCGCAGCGCACTTTGTCGGCGATCTGCCATGCGACGGGCAAGATGCAGGTCAGCGACAGCGCGGAACTGCACCTGATCCCGATGACGATCCAGGTGAAGATCAGGCCCCCGAAGAACGGCTACGGCGAGAGCAACGCCATCGCCTATCTGCCGCCCGAGCGTGGGGCAACCCCGGCTGGTGCCGCCCGGCCTGCGGCAACCCCCGCGGCGCCGCCCCCCACGCAGACCGCAGCGCCCGTCAAGATGGCCTCCGCTCCCTGGAACAAGAAGGGCTGATGAACCGCGCTGCCCTGTCCCCCTGACGGGCGGGGCAGCGCCCACCCCCATCCGAGGAAGCTCCCATGACAGATCCGAACAACGCGGCCCCCGTGGCCGTGATCAGCCCCGGCTTGCCTGATGACCAGCGCCGGCTGATCGACCTCGACGACGATATCGCCAAGATCCGCACGCAGATCGCGACTGCCGACCTGGCACGCCAGCGCGGCCACAAGCCGATCGATCCCGACTGGTTCCACCGGGCCCGGACCGCGCTGCGCCACCTCAGCCGCGAGCGGGCGGAACTGCTCGCGAAGGGCACCGGCCGCCGCCGCCGCGAAACGCTGAAGGACGCCCTGATCGACATTTTGCGCTCACGGCACGACCCGGAGACCTGGAATGGCATTCTGGTCGAGGCCCAGGCCCGCAGCGAACGGGAGGGCCTGTGATGGCAGATCTTCCCGCCGCTCCCACGCCAACGCTCTCGGCCATCCATGCGTCCTATGAGGCCCGCCAGGGAGATGGCTTTCGCGATCACCTCGGCGCGTCGATCATCGGCAAATCCTGCGCCCGTGCGCTCTGGTATGATTTCCGCTGGGCGACGCCGTCCCATCATTCCGGCCGCCTGCTGCGCCTCTTCGAGACCGGGCAGCTGGAAGAGGACCGGATGGTGCGCAACCTGCGCGCCACCGGCGCGACCGTGCTCGAGGTGGATCCGGACACCGGCCGCCAATTCCGTGTCGAGGACCATGGCGGTCATTTCGGGGGCTCGCTCGACGGCGTAGCACTCGGCCTGCTGGAAGCGCCGAAGACCTGGCATGTGCTGGAGTTCAAGACGCACTCCGCCAAGAGCTTTGCCGATCTGACCGCCAAGGGCGTGGTGCTGTCAAAGCCCCAGCACGCGGCGCAGATGCAGGTCTACATGCACCTGACGGGGATCACCCGCGCACTCTACATGGCGGTCTGCAAGAACACCGATGCGCTGCATGTCGAGCGCATCGAGGCTGACGGCGCGATGGCCGAACGCCTGCTCGAAAAGGCCAACCGGGTCATCTTCGCACAGCATCCGCCCGCGCGGATCAGCGAGGACCCGGCCTGGTTCGAGTGCCGGTTCTGCGATCATCATGCCGCCTGCCACGAGGGTGGCGGTGCGGCCGTGACCTGCCGCTCCTGCCTGCACTCCACCGCACTGCACGGCGGGTGGCATTGCGCCCGGCACGAACGGATGCTCGCGCCTGCCGAGCAGCGCGCGGCCTGCAATTGCCATCTCTTCATTCCCGATCTCGTTCCGGGTGAGGTCGTCGATGCGGCGGAGGACATCGTCACCTACCACATGGCCGATGGCAGCACCTGGGAAAACGATGCCCGACCCACGGAGGACGCGCCATGCTGACCCTGCGCCCGTATCAACAGGCCGCGATCACCGCGATCTACGGCTATTTCCAGACCCACACCGGCAATCCGCTGGTGGTCATTCCGACCGCTGGAGGCAAGAGCCTCGTGATGGCCGCCTTCATCGAGGGCGTGCTGAAAGCCTGGCCCGACCAGCGCGTGCTCGTCGTCACCCATGTCCGCGAGTTGATCGCCCAGAACCATGCCGAGATGATCGGGCTCTGGCCCGAGGCCCCTGCAGGCATCTATTCGGCGGGGCTCGGCAAGCGCGAGGCGCAGGCGCGCGTCCTGTTCGCCGGCATCCAGTCCATCCACCGCCGCGCCCGCGAGATCGGCTATACCGATCTGGTGCTGATCGACGAGGCCCACCTGATCCCGGGCAACTCGAGCACGATGTATCGGCGCTTTCTCGTCGGGCTGGCGCAGATCAACCCGGCGCTCAAGGTGATCGGTCTCACCGCCACGCCGTTCCGGACGGGCAGCGGCATGCTGCATGAGGGCAAATCGGCGCTCTTCACCGACATCGCCTACGAGGCGCCGGTGCGCGAGTTGATCGATGCGGGCTATCTCAGCCCGCTGGTCTCCAAGCAGCCCGCGACGCGGCTGGATGTGTCGAAGGTCGGCACCCGCGCTGGTGACTTCATCGCGCATGACCTGGCGGCCGCGGTCGATCAGGACGCCATCACCTGCGCCGCTGTCACCGAGATCATCGACTACGGCAAGGATCGGAGATCCTGGCTCGCCTTCTGCTCGGGCGTCGACCACGCGCGCCATGTCGCCGAAGAGTTCCGGCGCCAGGGCATCACCTGTCAGACCATCTTCGGCGACACGCCGAAGGAGGAGCGGGATGCGATCATCGCCGCCTTCAAGCGCGGCGAGATCCGCGCGCTGGCCTCGATGGGCGTGCTGACGACCGGCTTCAACGCGCCCGGCGTCGATCTGATCGCGTTGCTGCGCCCCACGAAATCTGCCGGCCTCTATGTCCAGATGGTCGGTCGCGGGACACGCCTCAGTGCGGATACCGGCAAGGAGAATTGCCTCGTTCTGGACTTCGCCGGCAATGTCCGCCGCCACGGCCCGATCGACCTGGTGCGCCCAAAGCGCCCCGGTGAGGGCGGCGGGGGTGAGGCCCCCACCAAGGTCTGCCCGATGTGCGAGAGCATCGTGGCGCTATCGGCCACCGAATGCCCGGACTGCGGATACGAGTTTCCCGCGCGCGAGGTGAAACTCGTCCCGACCGCCGCCACGCTGCCGGTGCTGTCGCCAAAGGCGCCGAAAGCGCCGCAATGGCTGCAGGTGAGCGACGTCTCATACCGGCGGCACGACAAGCGCGGAGGGCGGCCCTCGCTGAAGGTCACCTATAGCTGCGGCCTCACCACCTACAGCGAGTGGGTCTGCTTCGAGCATCAGGGCTACGCGTGCCAGAAAGCCGCGGACTGGTGGCGCACGCGCGCGCGGGGTCTGCCCGTGCCGCTCAGCGTCGATGGGGCCATTGCGCAGGCAGGCCGGATCAAGACTCCCAGTGCGATCTCGGTCCGTCCCTCAGGCCGCTATTTTGAAATCACCGGTCACAGGTTCGACCCATGCACCAAATCCACGCCGGCCTCTGCGGCGTCTGCCACCGGGAACCTCGCGGACTTGGCTGGTTCAACCCGATCTTCCCCGTCTCGGACCACCGGCGGGACGCCAGCCGGAAGCACCTCTGTTCCCGGACCTGCCAGGACATCTGTCACGGGAGGAAGGGCATGATCGATCCGACCCCCAATGAAGCCGAGGCGATGACCGTCGGTGGCCAACAGGGCGGCGAATACCTCGAGAGCATCGGCAAGTCCGATCTCGTCACCCTGACCGAGACCGAATGGGACCGCTTCATCGATGCGGTGGTCACCGGCTACTGCGACCACCTGCGCGAGCTTGCGGGCAACGACCGCACGCGGCTCGACGCCATGACCCCCGAGGTGTCTTTCTGATGGCCGATACATCCTGGATGGCGCGGATCGGCGCGCGCCTCGTCACCAATGGCTATGCCATCCTGCCGATCGGTCCGGGCACCAAGAAGCCCGGGCAGTTCACGCGCGGGGCGTGGGCCGATTATCCGGAATGGAACCGGCACGCCGCACGGGCCACGACAGAAGTCGAGATCGCGACCTGGTCGGCTTGGCCCGATTGCGGGATCGGTATTGTCGGCGGCGCGGTCGCGGCGGTCGATATCGACATTGCCGAGGACGCGGAATTGGCGTTCCGGATCGAGCAACTGGCGCGGGACCGGCTGGGCGACACCCCCGCGTTGCGGATCGGCAAAGCCCCGAAACGGATGCTGATCTACCGCACGGCTGAGCCGTTCCGGGGGATCAAGCGCCATCCGCTGGAGGTGCTCTGCCTCGGTCAGCAGTTCGTGGCCTATGCCATCCACCCGGACACGGGCGCACCTTATGCCTGGCCGGAGGAAGGGCTGGCCGATCTCGATATCAGTGATCTTCCGGAGATCGCTGCCGAAGCAGCGGCCGCGTTCCTCGACGAGGCCTACGCGCTGCTGCCCGAGACCCTGCGTCAGCGGAATCTCGCGACTGGCATCCCTTCGGCCGACCACCTGCGGAGCCACAGCCAGGTCGGGACCTTGCCCGCGATAGAGGCGGCGCTCGCGTGGCTGCCCAATGCCGAGCTCGACTACGACAGCTGGATGCGGATTGGCATGGCCCTGAAAGGCGCGCTCGGGGAGGCGGGGGCGGATCTGTTCTCGGACTGGTCGGCGCAGGCCGCGAAGGACATGCCCGCAATCACGGCCAAGGCCTGGGCCAGCTTCAAGCCCGACCGGATCGGCGCAGGCACGATCTACCACCTCGCCATGGAGCGCGGCTGGCAGCCTGATGCCTTTCTGTGTCTGGACGGCGCTGCAGCCTGCGATGGCGAGCATCCAGCGGCGGGGCTGTTGTCGAGGCTGAACGTTCCATCCGAGCAAGGCGGCGACACCCCGGTCAGCCCGCCGTTCACGCTGGTGATGCCGGACGGCCTGGTGGGCGATCTGACGGAGTACATGCTGACGACCGCCAGGCGTCCGCAGCCGCTGCTGTCGCTCGGGGCGAGCCTGTGTGCGATCGGCGCGCTGATGGGGCGGCAATACCGGACCGAGAGCAACCTGCGCTCGAACCTCTATGTCGTGGGGATCGCCGACAGCGGATCGGGCAAGAACCACGCCCGCGAGATCATCAACGAGGTCTTCTTCGAGGCGGGCCTTGCCCATCACCTCGGCGGCAACAAGATCGCCTCCGGCGCGGGTCTCCTGACCGCGCTCCACCGCCAGCCCGCAATCCTGTTCCAGATCGACGAGTTTGGCATGTTCCTCGCGGCCGCCGCTGACCGCAAACGCAGTCCGCGCCACATCACCGAGATCCTCGACAACATGACCGAGCTCTACACCGCAGCGGGCGGGATTTTCCTCGGCGCGGAATATGCCAACCGGGACGGCTCGAACGAGCGGCGTGACATCAACCAGCCCTGCCTCTGCGTCTACGGCACCACGACCCCGCTGCACTTCTGGGGCGCGTTGCAGGGCGCCAACGTGGTTGATGGCTCGCTCGCGCGTTTCCTGATCCTGCCGAGCGACGAGGATTATCCGGACGAGAACATCGCTGTGGGCATCCGGCAGGCTCCGCCTGCGCTGATCCGGGGCCTGCAGGGTGTTGCGGCAGGTGGCGGGCATCAGAAGGGCAACCTGATAGGCAAGACGGCCGATCAGAACACGACCGTGACACCGATGATCGTCCCCCTTACCGATGAAGCGCGGGCGCGGTTCAAGGCGCTAAGCGTCGAATTGACGGGAGAGTTGCGGGCTGCCGCGGGGACGGCCTTCACCGCAATCCTGGCTCGCATTGGTGAAAATGCGCTGAAGCTCGCCATGATCGTGGCCGTGGGGCGTGACCCGGTGCGTCCCGAGATCGACATCACGGCCGCCGACTGAGTTATGCCCGAAAGTTGGTGATGGCCTGAAGTAGGCGGCATATCATGGCGGTGTTCACGCGCCGTCAGTCTCAAAAGAGAAAGGATATGCCACCATGGCCAAATCTACCGTTGTCCCGTTCGAACTGCCATCGGAATTTTCTGCGGATCCGTTGACCGAGGTAATCCAAGCTGGGGCCAAGGAGCTTCTGCGAACGGCGGTTCAGGCGGAGGTATCCGCCTTCCTCGCCGAGCATGCGCATCTTCTGGACGAGGAGGGCCGCCAGCGTCTTGTGCGCCATGGTTTTCTGCCCGAGCGCGAGATGATGACCGGGATCGGGACCATTCCTGTGCAGGTCCCGCGCGTGCGCGATCGCGGCCGCAATGAAGATGGGAGCAAGATCAAGTTCCGCTCGGCGCTGGTACCGCCGTATTTGCGCAAGGCGAAGTCGGTCGAGGAGTTGCTACCTTGGCTGTACCTGAAGGGCATCTCGACGGGCGACTTCAGCGAGGCACTGGCGGCGCTCCTCGGACCTGATGCCGAGGGGCTGTCGTCCTCGACCATCACGCGTCTGAAGGCCGCGTGGTGGGAGGAGTACGAGGCCTGGCGCAAGCGCGATCTCACGGGCAAGCGCTACGTCTACATCTGGGCGGATGGGGTCTACTTCACGCCACGCCTGGACGGCGATCGCCAATGTATGTTGGTGATTATTGGCGCCGACGAATACGGCGAGAAGGACATTCTCGCCATCACAGACGGGTTCCGTGAGAATGCCGACAGCTGGTGCGACCTGCTGAAAGGGCTGAAGAAGCGCGGCCTGACTGTGCCCCCGGAACTGGCCACAGGCGATGGTGCGCTCGGGTTCTGGACGGCCCTGCGGGATGTCTTCCCCGACACGCGCGAGCAGAGATGTTGGGTTCACAAGACCGCCAATGTGCTGGGCGCGACCCCCAAATCCATGCATGAAAGGGTCAAGGCCGATCTGCAAGACATCTGGATGGCCGAGACGAAGAAGGAGGCGAATGCCGCCTTCGATCTCTTCGTCGAAATCTACGGCGCGAAGTACGAGAAGGCTGTGGCCAAGCTGGTGAAAGACCGTGACGAGCTGCTGGCCTTCTACGACTTCCCGGCCGAGCACTGGAAGCACATTCGGACCACGAACCCGATCGAGAGTGTCTTCGCCACGGTCAGGAACCGGACCCGCAAAACCAAGGGCTGCCTGAACCGCAAGACCGCCCTCGCCATGGTCTTCCGACTCATGAAGTCAGCCAAGAAGAAGTGGCGGAAGATCAACGGGCCAAACCGTCTG